TACCACGGCCAGCTGCGTTTGCTGCACCTACAACATTACCTGCTGCCTTTCCTAAGAATGATCCAATTCCCTCGTCAATACATTGTTTATGATATGAATTAACCAACTTAGCAGCAAAGTTTTCATCCAATGTTTTTGCTTTTGCTAATCCGAGATCTTCAACTGCTACACGGTATCCAAGATTTAACAGTTGTTGCTGAGTTTTAATACCTCTAGGCAATTTGTTAGCAACACTCTCATAGTATTGAGTATATTTTTTAGTTGCTACGAGTTGAGAAATTTTCATATAAGTTCCTGTTATTTCTTAAGATATGCTAATACTTGTTGTTGATCTGCAGGAGATAGTGCTAATATCTGATCAAGCATGTCTTTGATATTTACCGGTTCTGCATTCATTGTTGGTTCAACTTGTCCTGCTGGTGCTGGCAATGACATATCTGCGTATGCTTTTGATATCACAGCAGGATCTACACCTGCACTTTGTAATATCTTGGCAACTTCTTCGCTGTCCATTGGACTGCCTGCTTTCTTCCATGCTTTCTCTAATGTATTAGCATCTACCTTGTTGCCCGTGATTCCAAACAATTCGTTGAGTTGATTTCTGTTTAGTGATTCTGCTACTGGCTTTTCACCCGTAGCACCTGCTGCTTGTCCAGCTACAGCACCACCTGCTGTTGTTGCTACCTGAGTCAACCCGTTAATCCATTGTAATAAACTATCATTATTAAACGCAACTTGTTTAGCTGCACCAATTGTAGCCTGTATACCTTCTTTATATTCTTTACTGGTTATTATTTTAGCAACATCTTGTAGATCCCTAAATGCTGAAACGTCACCATTTTTAATTGCATTCATTGCAGTTCGCACTGCACTTGCTTCTGCAGGATTAGCAGCAATATTAAATCCTTGAACCATATCACTCATTTCCATTCCGGGCCCTCTAATAGTCCTTGTAGCTTGGTAAGTAACTTTTTCGATTCCTGTGTCTCCAATTGGTATTGATTTTTCACGCAGGCCTGCTAACCAACCGCCAAGTTTTGCCATAGCACCTGCTGTAATACCAGCAACTGCTCCTGCGGTTGCCCCACGGCCAACAGCAGTTGATGCCGCTTGACCTTGTAGTAAACGGTCAGCAATGTTAACAATACCCACGGCAATACCTGTTCCTGTTCCAACTGCTAGTGCTCCTGCACCAATACCACCTGCTACTGCTACACCTAATGCGGCTGCGGCTGAACCAGCAATGGCCAACAAGAACTTGTGTAGGTTAGGATTTTCTTTTGCAAACTCGCCGTACTTGGCTAATTTGGCTGCTAACTGGGGATTCTTTGCAGCAATACTTGCTTTAATTTCTTCAAACTTTTTATCAAATGCTTGGACAGGAGCACTACTTTGTAGCATACCTCCAAATTTATTAAACCACACATCACTGATTTTATCTTTAGCTGCACCCACTGCATCACCAGCTTTACCTAGCATACTACGGCCGGCACTAGTTTCTATGCTTTTAAATAATTGTTGAATTTGATCAGGTTGTAATGCAACTTCACATAGTATAGGATGAATATCCCTTTCCCAAGTACGGAAGTATTGATCGCCTTGCCCTATATTTTCAAATATAGATTGCTTAGGAGAATTTTCTATTTGTCTTAATCTAGCAGATAATTGATGCATGTCCATATAAGTATCCTAACTGTATTTGTTATTTATAATGAGCGTGCGCTCATTTGCTCTTTCGTTTGCACTCAGAGCAATTGTTTCTTTCGAAGAAAGAATTAATATTATTCAGATCGTTCAGTCACACTTTGCCCGAGCAGGGCAAAGAACATTATTCGAGTCGAACATATGTCACTTAGTGTTACTGCATTACAGTGGCGGTTGGCCTGTACCACGAGCAGTGTCTTTATCCAGCGGCGGTAAACAAATATACACTAACATACTTGCTTACGTAGGGCGTCTCTAGCCCTTCATTTTGCTTATTTTCTATCTTCAAACATCTAAACCGTAAGCATTTTACGATCTTCATCCTTTCGGGTAGTAGATGAGTACTCTTATCGGCAAGAGATTTCCCTCCCTGTGATCCTAGATCCAGGTATACGGGCACCAGAACTTAGCAGGTGCGAGCTTTATACCAATTAAATTTTGTTTATAATGTGAGAGCCATGGACACGGACTGAGATCTGTCCGTTATAATATTCATTTGATTCTAATACTTTTCGGTCGAATTGTTCGCGGGCCTCAACGTATGATGTTTCTGCTTTGCTTTTGCAGTAGTGCAATATCTCTCTTGTGAAATTTTCTTTGCCTAAGGTGTTTATATCTGCCTGAAGATTGGGGCTACTACCCCAATATTCTTTCCAATCTGAATCTACTTTAGATCTGATTTTCTTTTTCTTTTTTGTACCATTCTTTAATTTTATAGTCTTATAGGTAGTTTTTGCAAACTTTGCAAGTTTCTTTCCTATATACTTTTTATTATTTGTTAAATTTGTGATAATATATACATACCCAATACAATCTTCTGGTAGTTCAATAACTTCTTGACCTTTATAAGTCCATAACATTATAATATTACCATGGCATTACTTTTGGCCAATACGGCCAAGTTGCAATATTAAATCCAAAAAATCTATTAGTGCTACATACTCCGGGTAAGCCTATTTTACTACATGCTTCGTAATAGTAGTTTTGATAACTTAATTTAACCAAATATAATTTATTATGCCCCATCATTATAGGAACTAATGTTGGAGTTGTTTGTAAGAATTTTACTAACCCTTCTAACACTCCTATCCATCGATGATTGAGAATGTCGTCGAGTATTACTATACCTTCATTACTGATAAGATTACTTGCAAGTTTCAAATCATTCATAGTATGGATTGCAGTATGGCCGCCATCAATAGACATAAATCTTAAAGAACCTGGTTCAATTATTTTATCAAGTTGTAGTTTAGAATCAGTAGAGTCACCTTGTATAATAGTTGTATTTTGTCCTTGATGTACATCATAATTTAATAAATTATGCTTAAAATAATGTATATTTCCGCAGCCAGAATTATCTATATTAAGTGACTGTGATTCAAACACATCTACTGCATATGATTTGTCTTGAAGTTCAGTTATTTGATTTAACAATAAAAATAATTTACCATGATGGACCCCAATCTCACAAACCCCACCAGTTTTGTTTATTGGTAAATTATTAAAGTAATCAATTGTAGTAAATAGCTCATCCTCAACCCATCCCTCTACAATTTTAAATCCGTTGTCACGATAATGTTCTAACGCTTTATTCATTTTATTTTGCTAACTTAGCTTCTTTACGAGCGTTCTTTTCAGCAGTAATTTCGTTACGGCGTGCTTTAACAGCTTTGGCTAGCTCTCCTAATGCTTTGCGAGCACGAGTACCGGCAGCTGCATTGCCTGCTGAGAATTTTGCATCTTCTGCTAAAAATCCGTCCATGCAATCTTTAATTTGTTGTGTTGATGACATTTGTTTTTCCTTTAGGTGGTCTTCCACGTTTTTTTGGCAATGCTTTTAATCTTGCCTTTTCTTTTTTTACTAATCTTATATTAGCTAATTGTTCTTTACATACTAATTTACTTTGTTGTTTTAGTTGTTTTGCTAACGTTTCTACATTTCTTAATTCTCTTCTACATAAGTATCCGGGAGATCTACCAGTAGTTTGTACAAAAATTAAATTTTGATTATGCAACTCTGCAAATGCACTTACTAACTGCGAATACAATTCTCTATACTGTTTTATATTATCACTCAACATAGTCTACATTGTTGTTATAGCTGGTAAAACCGTTTTCTTTAATTACTCTAAGTACATTGTTCACTCGTCCTATGAGTTCATCTTTATGACTTATTAAGTATATATTCTTATTTCTCTCTCTAGCCATTTTTTTCAATACTGCTAATGCTGATTCAACTCCGGCTGCATCCATTCCAGCATCTATTAGTTCATCAATAAACAATAAATTAATAGGGTGATACAATCCTTCCCATACATCTCTAAATGCAAAACTCATACTAAGTATTAATCTGTTCCGTTCACCTCGACTTAGATTATCAAAATCTAAATCTTGTCCTAGTTGGGTAATTTCAACTGTAAGGTCATTTTGAAAAATTACACGATGTGGCAATCCTAACTTGTCAATGTAATAACTTAATCTCTTATTCAGATAACTTAGATTTTGATCAATAATCTTTTTACGGATAAAACTATCTTTATTAGTTAGCAGTTTATATAGGAACACCTGATGATCTTGGAGTTTAATTAATAAGTTTACAATGTTCCAATCAACTTCTTGTATAGCTGTATTATTTAATTCTTGAATCTGCTCTTCATATGGATTTTGTTCGTCTATTTTACTTGTTAAGTTCTTTTCTAAACCATCCAAATTGTTTTTATGACCTAGGGCTTCTGCTTCTGTATCATAAAATGTTTGAGGTCGATGGGGTTGTTTTCCAATTATACTAATCTCTTCAATAATTTTGGTAAAATCTTGAGTCACTTTATCAAAGTATTTGGTTGCGTCGACTAGCTGCTGTTCAGCAATTGCGGTCATTTCTTTATGTTTATGATCGTGAAGTTCTTGTCCACATGCATGGCATGTTTTGTCAGACAAACTAACAAGTTCTTTATCACATTTTTTAACTGCTTTTTCAGCCTGACCGATAGCAGATTCCAATGTTGCCTGTTGTTTATTAAGATTTTTAATTTTAATTTCGTTGTTGACCCATAGTTTAAGGAGGCCATGAGAGATTATTTCTGTTTCAATGTCAACATTTTCTAATCTCATCATTGCTCGACCTAGATTTTCTATGTCTGTTTCTTTCTTAGATTCCCATGCTGAACTTTTAATCTTAAGACTATCTATACTTTTTTGTACATTACTATTGGCATTCTTTACAGCTTCAATTTTAACCGTTTCTATTTGAATAGAATCTTTGCTTTCTTTAATTGCTAGTTTAAGAATTTCTGCTTTTTCGGATAACAATGTTATTCCTAGCAGTTGTTCAATAACTTCACGTTGATCAGCAGCCTTCATTGAAAGGAATGGCTCAGTATAGGTATTAAGTGCTACTAAGTGTTTGAACATAGTATGACTCATTTCCATCATTTGTTCAATGGATTTCTGAGTTTCTCTACTATCTCCCTGACTATCATCTTCTTCATCAATTTTTAGTTCTGTGTCATTAACGAACAATTTAAGTATATTAGGTTTTCGTCCTCTTTCAATACGATATTTGGTATTATTCTTTTCAAACTCAACAGTGACCAACATTCCCTTACCGTTAGTTTTGTTAATTAAGTTTTCTTTTCGAATATTTGTTAGAGCTTGCCCATATAATGCATAACTTAACGCATTGATGATAGTGGTTTTCCCCGTGCCATTCCTAGATCCAGTATCGTCACCACCTAGATCTAAATTTGACCCAAGTACTAATGTAAGATGTTCTTTATCAAAGTCAACTGCCTGTGTTTGATTTCCCACTGATAGGAAATTTCTCACAGTTATATTACAGAGTTTAAATGCCATGTATTATTATAAATTATTGTAAATTTCTAAAAGAGTAGCTTTGTCAAATTGTCCTGATTCGATATTAATAAGTTGTTCAGATACAATTTGATCAACGCTTTCGAATGTTTGATCTGGATTGTCGTCTATAGTACCATCCAAATTTGTTTTATCTTGAATAAGACTTATTTCACGGATGTCATAATCGGCAGTAAGTGTTTCTTTAATAAAGTTTGCTTCTTCATAACTAATATCAATATCTAGATTAACCTTGAAATGCATCTTACCCTTCATAATTGTGTCTTTTTGATCTATCAAATCGCTAAGTTTAATAGATCTATACTTAGGACAATTACTCCAATTAATAAAATTTGGTTCTCCGCCCCATTCTAATGTCATCATTCCTCGGTCGTCGTCACCGACATCTGAATAATTGTGCGGAAATGCATTACCAATATAGATTACTTTATTGTTAGTTTGCCGTTTGTGGAAATGACCACTGAATATATAATCAGGTCCATTAAAGTCTTCTGCCCTAAGTTCACCATGATCGGGCATCTGTACCATTGCATTCATAAAAAACTTAGGTAATTCAAAATGACCAAACACGTATTTGCTTTTGATATCCTTCATTTTCTTCCATTCATCACCTACTAACCACGGTACAAGGGTAACGTTATCTAACTCAGTGATACAATCTACCACAGTTACGCCAGGAATATGACGTCCAAATGCACTGCTATGGATATCCCGCTTGTCTTTATAGAACAAATCGTGATTACCTGGAAACCAAAAGAATTGTTCGAATGCTGCACCTAATTTTTCTAAGCATCTTAGACTTGTATCTAACGTAATTAGATTGAGACTATTTCTATTATGACTCCAATCACCAAGGAAGATACATGTTTCACAACTAGCTTTCTTAGCTTCATCAATAAACCAATCTACAAATTCTTCACAATCTCTAAGATGAGTAGCACTATTGGACTTAAGACCATAATGTATATCTGTAAAACAGGCAACTTTCTTAAATAGGGGCATATATTAATTTCCTATCTTTACTGTACAATAAAAAATGACAAAAGTCAATGGTCAGTTTCATCAGTCTCTTCAAAATCACCTTCTACACTTTTCGGCATTCTAAAGTTTTTATATAATTCAGCCTGACGTGCAGTTTCTTCAGCGTAGCCCTGTTGATTTTGTCTAGTAAGGCTAGGAGTCAATCCGTGCGATTCTAACATATCATCTCGGATATTTTGATTCTTCTTTTCTATATTAAGTACACGAGTGAAGCTATTTGTTACTGCGGCTGTATAATAAGCAAATGGATTTTCAGATTTACTTTCGTCAAATTGCAAACCAATTTGACTTAATTGCAAAATAGCCTGTCCTCTCATTTCTTCTACATAGGTATATCCACGCCAATTGCTACGTTGGGCATATCTTTCACTTAGTTTAATATACATTTTACCCAAGTTTTCTGTAATGCGGCCGTGCTCTTTGCTAAATTTACCGGTATCTAACGGGCCTTTCCAATGTGACTTTCCAACACATACTAATTCGTCAGTATCGTTAAATTTCCAATGTTGGTAAGGAGGGAAGTTTACTTTTTCATGAGAATCTGCAGTTGTCTTAGTTGTTTTTTTACGACCCGGTGCTAGTGGAATATGATTGAATGTCATAATTCTAAAAACCACATCGATTTTTGCTATAGATTTATAGTCTTCGGTACATTCTGCTAGTTTAATTTTCTTATCACCACTTGCTCTTGCTGTTGCAAATTTAGCTAATCCTAATCTCTTGGCTTTAGCACGTTTAGCATCTGCTATGGTTCTAATGTTTATTTTATCTAAATTAGTTAAAATTATGTCATGTTGACTATAGTCTGATTTTTCGTATGTTGAGAATGAGCACTTACTACGATGGATTTCTGCTAATAAATCTTTATTGTTTAAATATTTTACTTTTCTTCCTGTGGGAATTAAACTTACGGTCATTGTTGTTATTATCCTTATAATAGATATTATAGCATATTGAACATGCTAAGGTCAATGGTTATTGGGGCGTTTTATTTATGGTAAATATACTATGCAAGGAATTATATAGTATGGCAGACAATTTAGAAGATCGTGTTAGTCTTGAAGAAAGCCTTTCTTTTGGAGAAAGAATCGTTCCTGGAGTTGCAAAGGGTGCAATGCCTAAAAAACCTCACCCCGCCCAAACAATATTTAAAGATATTAATGGAAATTTATCAAGAGATGACACACGGGTTAGGCTGTTAGTCCCTCCAAAATATATTACCTCTCGGCTTAGTGGTGATGGCGGCGCTGGTGGAAATTTTGCAATTGCACGTAATGGCGGTATATTGTTTCCATATACTCCTAGTATCTCCTATGATGTTTCTGCGGAATATTCTGAAGCAAAACCCCTTCATTCCAATTTTTCCATTAACTTTTATCAACGGAGTTCGATAGGCAGGATTTCAATCACTGGTAAATTTTCTGTAGAAAGCGCTGAGGATGCTCAACTATATTTGTCCACGGTGCAACTATTAACTTCATTAACTCGAATGCGTTCGGGAGGACTAGATGGCGATATAGATAGTGGTGCACCGCCGCCAGTGTGTAGGTTGTATGCTAACGGAGAATCTATGTTACATAATGTACCAGTTGCTATTGTTAGCTATCGAGTAGAACTGACTGATTCGGTGGATTACTTTACAATTGTTAAAGATAACAGATTTGGAACTACTTCGGTTCCTACAGTATCCACTATAGCAATCACATGTGTTCCTATGTATAGTAGAAATGAAATTCAAAAATTTAATGTGACTGGATATAACGACGGGTCTTTAAAAAATAAAGGTTACATCTAATGGCAACATATACTAAAACAAGTCCTTACTTTAACACATCACTAGTTAATAATTATCTTGATATTATTAATTTTAGAGATATACCTAAAGAACGTGATGACGTGTTGTTTGAATTAACCGCCACTTATGAACTTCGTCCTGACTTATTGGCATATGACTTATATGGTGATCAACAATTGTGGTGGGTATTTGCTATTAGAAACAGATCTATAATTAAAGACCCTGTATTTGATATGGTAGCCGGTATTAAAATCTTTTTACCAAAAGCAACTACCCTAAAACGAGTAGTGGGGTAATTTCAAATGGAAGATACCGGGTCAAATGATATTGTAACTCGAGAAACATATCCTTTTAATAATAGTGCTAAAGCAGATCGTGATGTTAATAAAATACAAGTAAAGCAATCTAAACAGCAAAATATTTTAAATTCTTATAGATCAATTACATATCACTTTACATTAGCAGGTTTGTTAAAAGAGCATCTTACAGATCCTACACTATATAGAACCAGTGAATTAGATTTAATTATATTAAAGTCAGGCGGTAAAGGTAATTCTAAACTAACAATATCAAACAACACAGTATTAGATAATACCGTAACTGCGCTTTCTTCAGAAACAGCTGCCAATGCTCGTAACAAGTTTGCTGCCCAAGATCCTAGAAGAGTAGATATAGATAATTCAGACCAAACTGATCAAAAAATGACAGATTATGGATTTGAACAAGCAATAGAATCTGTAAAAGGGTTCAATGCTAATAGCCCTGGTCGATTTGATATGTTTATTGAAAATATAGAAATTGATACATTAATGGCATTTTCAGCTGAAGGCGGAAGTACATTGCCTTCTCAAATTAAATTTGAAGTAATTGAACCATATAGTGTTAATGGATTTATTGAGGCATTACATTTCGCCGCCATTGCTGCTGGATATCCGTCTTACCTTCAAGCTGGTTTTCTTTTAAAAATGGAATTTTGGGGATACCCGGATGCTGGCGAGTTTTCAGAACCTGAAAAAATCCCAAAATCTGAAAGATATTTTCCAATGGGTCTTACTGGAATTGAAGTTGATATAACAGAACGTGGTACTAGGTATAAAGTTTCAGCAGTTCCGTATAATGAACGAGCATTTGGCGAACCTAATGTTATTAAAAAACCAATAAAAATGGAAGGATTGACAGTTGGTGAAATTTTAAATAATCTAATTTTAAAAGTAAATGAACAAGTTGCAATGTCTGATAAAGATGGAAAGTCGGTGTCATTGGGTAACGATCATAATATATATGCTATAAAATTTCCAAAATGGAGTGATTCAACGGGATGGAATAATGAAAAGGCACAACTTGGTTTGCAAAATGCATTGGCTATGGGAGGCAAAGGCGGAGCAGATGCATTTAAATCTCAAATGTCAGGACTTCTTCCAATGACTGAGGCTGCAATAGCTTTCGCTCAAACTGGAGAAAATGATATTGCTAAAGCAAAGTTGGTAGAAATTCTAAAAGATAATGCATTATATTCCATGGCTGATCCTGGAGAGGACAGGTGTAAGGCAACAGCTTACAAAACAAACGGAACAACACAACCTACAGCTGCCCAACAATCAAATGAACCGGAAGCAATTAAATATACTCCCGGAGTAACAGTGGTGCAATTTGCAGAAAAGATGAATATACATGAGGCTATTTCTTCTGTTATCCGTGATAGTGAATATTCTAGAAATATCATAAAAAATGTAAAAACCAATATTGACAAATATGGAATGATAAACTATTTTATGGTTAGGATGGAAGTAGAAAATTTAAAGATTATTGATAAAACATCTAAAAAACCATTTCAAAAATTTACCTATGTAGTAACTCCCTATAAACTTCATTACACCTGTATCCCTACATACGGGCAAGAGCAAATTGACGATGCTAATTTAACAAAATTGAGTTTGCGTGAATACAATTATATATATACAGGAAAAAATATTGATATAACAAATTTTAAATTAAATTTTAATACATTATTTTATGAAGCAGTTCCTGCAGCCATGGGAAATAATGATACTCCGTCTACAAAAACTGGTGCTGGCCCAACTAACGGTACTGAAATTAGACAAACTGCTGGATCTATAGAAACAGAAACTAAACAACAAGTTCCGACCCCACCTACAAAAGTTGAACCGGCTGCAACACAATCAACAGGCGGTAATGCTGGGCAACCATTAAACGATCCATATAGTGTTATTGCTAAGAATATGCATAATGCTATTATTAATTCTAAAGCAAGTATGATTACCGGAGAAATAGAACTCCTTGGAGATCCGTTTTACCTTGCTACCGGCGGTCAAGGAAATTATAATCCTATTCCAGATAGTCGAGGTATTACAACTGACGGTGAAGCAGATTATATATCTGGTCAAGTGTTAGTAACAATAAATTTTCAAAATCCGATTGATATTGATCCAGACACTGGTATAATGAAATTTGATCCTAAACTTATTCCGTTTAGTGGAATATATCAAATTACTAAATGTTCAAGTACATTTAAAGAAGGAGTGTTTAAACAACGGTTAGAAATTTTGAGAATGCCGGGACAAATATTAGATCAAAATATACCAGTTAGCGACCCAGCTAATAGAATTATTGCTATTCCTGCTAGATCTAATCAAGTAATTCCGGATACTACACGATCTTCTAATCCTAGTCAACGCTTAGATTCATCAACTGCTATGGAACAACTTGACAGAGGACTACCTAGTCCTGGACTTCCGGGAGAATTAAGTAATTTTACAGCAGCTACCGGCGGATTGGGTGGATCTACAACTGGAATGTTAATGCAAACACCAGGAGCAATATCACAATCAGGAGCATTGACTGCTGGGTCGTCTGTTCTCGGGTCAACATTGCCATCTAATTTTTCATCCAACATTAGATTAAATTCTTCAGGGCTTGCGAGTATAAATCAAACAGGATTAAGTTCTGCTGCACTGATTGCAGCGGCAACTAATGTGTTGACAGGAAACAGCCCGGTACCTGATGCAGTTACTAGAGTTGCTACTAATATAACTAATCGTTCATTAACTACTGCCCTTAAAAAATTAAACATAGGTTCTGGAATTGGAGAAGGAGCAACGGTTAAGTTACCAGGTATTGTTATTGATCCTACAGCATTAGACATTCAATTCGGATCGACAATTAATCCAACATCTTTAGAAAGTGGGTCAGTTAGTAGTATAGCAGGAGCAACTAAAGAATTAGGAGTTTCTGCAATTGGTATAGTTAACAGTTTAGGAACTAACATATCTCCATTTGCTAAAGATATTGGCAATAAAATTTTGTCAATGCGTGGAACCCCTGCCGACCCTGCAGCCATTGGGGCTCAAGTAGGATTAGATACTGCACAATTGTCTGGCCTTGGAAATAAATATCAAAGTAAAATTTTAAATCAAATTTCAAATTTTGGAAAAAATATACCCGAAGGAGTTAATCTTGTTCAAGCTGCCAATAGTGGAGTTGTATTGGATTATATATCTTCTAGTAAAATAAAAAATATTCCTCCTACAACACCATATTCTGTTGCACCTGCTCCGGGGGTTAACATTGCATATGTTAAAGAAGTAGTTGCAAAAGGTGGCGCAACTGCGTTAGCAAACTTGTATGGAGTAAATAATGTTAAAGGGATATCTGAAAAGTTATTACCTGCAGGAGTTGTTGCATCTGCATTAGCTAATATACCCACAGCACAAACTAACTTGTTTTCTAATGTTCCTGGTCAATTTAATGCAGTTGATGCTAATGTTATCAAAGATAAGTTTTCTTCTGCTAATTCTCAATTATTTGGATTGACAGGATCAATTCCTATAGTGGATAAAAACTTATTAGGGTCGGTAAGTTCTAAGTACGGGAGTTCTGCAAGTGTAAGTCCACTGGATAAACTAGTAAACAATCTAAGCGATCCCAATGCACCTCCCTATACTGGTACCGATCCTATAGTTAGAGAAAGATTAGGACTACCGGCAATTTTATTAAAATCATAAATTATGGCAGAAGAAACAAGACAACGTGCTCCTTTACCTACTCCAGGTCCATTTCTTGCAGAAGTTACTAACCATCTCGATCCTACCTACATGGGAGGACTTGAAGTTGCTTTAATTAAAGGTATATCTAATTCTGTTAAAACTCAAGGTGAAACTTTTCTGGTTCGTTATCTAAGCCCATTTGCAGGCAACACATCTATTAGGCACGAAGGTAATAATAGTAGTGATTTTAATGATGTGCAAAAAAGTTACGGATTTTGGGCAGTTCCTCCGGACATTGGTACAACAGTCATGGTTATTTTTATTGATGGCGACCCAAATCAAGGATATTGGATGGGATGCGTTCCTGATGTTTTTCAAAATCACATGATACCTGGTATTGCTGCTAGTAAACAAGTTGCAATTACAGAAGAACAAAGAAGAAAGTACGGAACAGATTACTTACCTGTTGCAGAATTTCATAAAAGTTCTAAGAAGTTAGAAAATCCTAATGTAGAAAGATTTGCTAAACCTGTACATCCTTTTGCAGATAGATTAGTCCAACAAGGGTTATTATTAGATACTACCCGAGGAGTTACTTCTAGTAGTGCAAGACGAGAAGTACCTAGTGGCGTATTCGGAATAAGTACCCCAGGCCCACTTGATGACAGTCCGGGAGCAAAACGAGGAAAGATTGGATATACAGGAAACAAACAAGCACCAGTGAGTAGATTAGGTGGTAGCAGTTTTGTTATGGATGATGGTGATGTTAATGGGCAAAATGAGTTAATTCGATTGAGAACTAGAACAGGTCACCAAATACTAATGCACAATAGTCAAGATTTAGTTTATATTGCTAACAGTAAAGGTACTGCTTGGATTGAGCTGACTAGTAATGGTAAGATTGATATTTTTTCTGCTGATAGTATTAGCATTCATAGTGAAAACGATTTCAACTTCCGGGCCGACCGTGATATTAACTTTGAAGCAGGTCGAAATATAAATGTTCGTGCTGGAAAAAATATGGAAACAAATATAACAGGATACAATTATCTTGTAGTTGATGGTGATCAAAAAATTGCATTAAGGGGTTCGCATGATGAAACAATTGGATCGTCATCAAAAATAACGGTAGGTGCAAGCTATGAAGTTGAAGCTGTTGCTGCTGTTAATTTTGAAACTAAAGCTGCATTTGGAATAGCAGCCGAGGGTAGTATAAGTTTAGGTACAGCTTCTGTTCTTAATTTAGGAGCTAATGGCAATATACTGGTATCTGGTTCAAAAATTCATTTAAATGGTCCTAGTGCGGCTGCTCCTGCCGCAATAAGTTCTGCAAGTATTCCTCCTAAACTTACCATATTCAGTTTACCTAACAAACAAGTTACATATGGGTGGAGTGATGGTAAATTTTATAATACAGGTACTATTAAAACTATAATGCAACGTGTTCCAACTCACGAACCTTGGCCTCAACATGAAAATATTAATAGTACTAAAGTTGATTCCAATGCAACTGATGTTACTCTTGCAGATGTTCCATCTACAGATAGCTCTCCTGCAAGCACTAGGGTCGCTGCTGGAGTTCCTCCTAATCCTGCTGCCGGTACCCAAGAACTTGCAAATCAGCCTGAAGTTATTCCGGGAACTTGTACTCCTGAATATTCTAAAGAGATTAATGCATCTTCAGCGGCTCAGGGAATTGCTGCAATTAAAGCAGCATGTGTAAAATATGGTATAACAAGTCCTAATGCTGTGGCAGCATTATTAGGAATTGCAGGCGGTGAGTGCCGCTGGAACCTAGTTGAAGAAGGATTTAATTATAGTGTAGATAGGTTATTACAAGTATTTCCCAGTGTTTTTAACGGTAATACTGCTCTTGCACAACAATATGCTGGCAATCCTAATAACAGTCTACCTGAATTTTTGTATGGTTATACAACAGCAACGGGCAAAGGATTAGGAAACACTCAACAAGGTGACGGCCAAAAATACATAGGTCGTGGTTATATTCAGTTAACAGGTAGAAGCAACTATACCAAATATGGTACAATGATTGGAAAAGATTTAATAAACAATCCTACTCTGTTAAATGATCCTACAATTGCAGCAGAAGTAAGTGTAAAGTATATGTTAGATAGAGTTAAGGCTACCCAAACTGATCCAGGCTATGTGGAAAAAGCAATACATGCAGTTGGCTTTTGTACTCCAGATATATATGCTAAGAAAAAAGGTTTTTATGAATGCTTCCTCGGCCAATTACAACGCAAAATTGTTAATACCGGAAGTGGCGGCATATTAAGTGACGGCAGTGGCAATCCTGTAAAAACTGGTTTGTAATGTAGTAATAAATATATCATGCCTTATAAAAACTTAGAGATTAATCCTACAAATTATAATAGTCAACATACTAATAAGTTGACACACTATTATAAAGGATTTAGTACCGTTAATCCCGACAATCGAGGATCTACTCTCTATGATTTTAATTTAATAAAACAAAATATTCTTAATCATTTAAATACACGGAAAGGCCAACGAGTGATGAATCCTAAATTTGGTACAATTATTTGGGATATATTAATGGAGCCGTTAACATTACAAGTTAGAAATGCACTAACTAAAGATATTGAAGAAATTTGCACGTTTGATCCAAGAGTATATACTACTCAAATTCAAATTAACGAGTATGAGCAAGGGTATGTAATTGATATCATTTTAGTAATGAAGAATACTGATCAATCAGAAGTAATAAAATTAACGTTTGATCAAAAAATTGGTCTATCGTTACAATAATATATGCATTTAATTTTTACAATAAATACAGTATATAGAAAAAAATATGATCCCTGCAACTAACACTCAACTGCTTGTCGGCGAAGATTGGAAAAAAATATATCAATCTTTTCGTAATGCTGATTTCAAATCTTATGATTTTGAAACTTTAAGACGTACTATGATTTCTTACCTTCAGGAAACATATCCTGAAGATTTTAATGATTTTATTGACAGTAGTGAATACGTTGCTCTTATTGATCTTATTGCATACCTAGGACAGAACCTAAGTTTCCGTATTGACTTAAATGCTCGTGAGAACTTCTTAGAAACTGCCCAACGTCGAGATAGTATATTACGGTTAGCACAACTAATTAGCTATCGTGCTAAACGTAATATTCCTGCAAGCGGCTTTTTAAAAGTCACCGCAATTTCTACAACTGACAGTATTATTGATTCTAATGGTAATAATTTAGCCAATACTACTATTGGTTGGAATGATTCTACAAATCTTAACTGGTATCAACAATTTATTAATATTATGAATTCGGCAATGAGTTCTAATTTTGGAAACCCTGCAGATCGTCAAACACTTGATGGTATATTAACTGAACAATATTATTTTAATGGAGCAACTCTTGATGTGCCGTTGTTTAATTACAATAAAAGCATTGATGGAGTACAAATGGGATTTGAAGTTGTACCTTGCACGTTTGTTGAAAAAACTTTTGTATACGAGTCTGCGCCCGAACCTGCAAACAAATTTAGTTTTGTATATAAGAATGATAATCAAGGATCTGGCAGTGCTGATACAGGATTCTTTACAATGTTTAAGCAAGGATCGCTAAGTATGGTCCAGTTTACATTAGATAATCCTGTTCCGAACGAGATCGTGGGAATTAATACTCCCGATATTAATGATACAGATGTTTGGTTATGGCAATTAGATAAGAATGGAAACTTTTCAACACTGTGGACAGATGTTCCAACAATTAACAATAGCAACAATGTAATTTATAATAGTCTCAATAAAAGTTTAAGAACTATATATGCAATTACTCCTAGAGAAAATGATCAGATTGATTTAAATTTTGCAGATGGCGTATTTGGTAATTTGCCCAAGGGTAATTTTAGATTATTCTATAGACAGAGTAATGGAAACTCCTATATTATTAAACCTGAGCAGATGAGTGGAATTGTTATCCAAGTTCCTTATATAAACGGAATAGGGCAATTGCATACACTGCAAATGACGTTAAGTTTGCAATATACAGTTAGCAATAGTTCCGGTGCAGAAAGCAATGCAAGTATTCAAACAAAGGCTCCACAAAATTATTATTTGCAAAATAGAATGGTTACCGGAGAAGATTATAATATTGCTCCGTTAAGTGCTGGTACTAACATTTTAAAAATTAAAAGTGTTAATAGGGTAAGTAGTGGCCTAAGTAAATATTTTGATATATCAGATGTAACAGGCGGGTATAGTAAAACTAATATATTTGCTGCCGATGGAATTTTATATCAAGAAGAGACTGAAGAATATTTTGAATTTGAATTTACAAATAGAAATCAAGTTGTTGCTACTATTAAAAATTCTCTCGCTCCTATAATTCGGTCTGCAGGTCTGCGTTCTTTTTACATTGAAAAATATGAAAATCTTAGTTTAACATCGCTCCTATTAACCTGGAATGAAGTTAATAAAACCCCCGGGCAAAGTCGAGGATATTTTTCTAATATTTCTGGAGCCATGGTATTAGGAAATTATTCAGAATATAATTTAAGATATTTAATTCCGGGAGCGTTAGTTAAATTTAATCCCACCACTGGAAAGTATTTTGATCTTAACAACAACTTAGTTTCAATTCCTACTACTGGAATTATCCCAGACGGTGGTAGAGATTATATGTGGTCAACCGTTTATCAAATTATAGGCGATGGGTCAAATAGTGGTGTAGGAACATTAGATGATGGAACTGGACCTGTAATATTTTCTAACCGTGTTCCGCAAGGAGCAGTGCCTGTTGAAGTTATTCCTAAATATAATCAAATTTTAAACTATCCAATTGAAAACGAAATTGCAAATTTATGTACAAATCAGTTAAATTTTGGTTTAACTATTTCTAATGATACTAGATCTTGGGATATAATTTTAAATTCTAATTTAAATTTAACTAATTCATTTAATTTAGGAAATCAAGGTAGTATAGAAGATATTGGATTAGATTCTAGTTGGATAATTGCTTTTATATGGACCGGTAAAAATTATAAAGTAAGATATAGAAATTTATACTATATATTTGAAAGTGCAGCTGAAACAGCGTTTTATATAGATAATGATTCCGTTAATTATGATTTTACTAATAACTCTGTAATTAAAGATAAGATTGATATTCTTGCAGTGAATGCCGAACCTAAATCAACTCGTCAGTGGCTTAGCGGTACAACTAATCCGGCAGTTGCACAAGGTAATACTGGTGATTATTACGTTAATATTACAACTAACAGTGTATTTAGAAAAGTATCCGGAGTTTGGTTATCAGGAAATAGTTTTTCAGGAAAACTTTCTTCTAATTATGCATGGCAGATTGATGGGCCTGTAATTGAGAATGATGGATATGTTGAACCTAAAAAAGTTAAAGTAAGTTTTTATGATTATAATAATACAGGTCAATTAGAAGATCCTGAATCATTTAACACAATCGTTAATCCATTATACGAAGAAGAGATATCTTCAATCAAACACAAAATTAATTTTGTTTATTTTAAAAGATTAAGTGATGGACTAAGATATGTTCCTACAACTGGTATTATTCCGTTCGATACTGAAAATGATTTTTTTATTTATAAAACTACAAATTTGGTAAGTGATGGAGACTTATTTTATTTTTACAATTCTACATTACAGATTGTAAAATATTGGTCAGCGTTAACTCAGCAACTAATATATACAGATCAATATTTTGTAAGACCCGGTCGTAGCAATTTAAATTTCCATTATGTACATAACAGTGGAAGTAATAGACGTATTGATCCTAGCAAGTCTAATATTATTGACATCTTTGTGTTAACTACTGACTATGATAATGCTATAAGAAGTTGGTTATTGAATAATATTGCTACGGAACCATTGCCTCCTACTAGTTACAGTTTAGAACAAAACTATTCTGCAAATTTAGAACCAATTAAATCTATTAGTGATGAGATTATTTTTCATTCTGTAAAATATAAGGTACTATTCGGAACCAATGCTGCTACAGGTCTGCAAGCTAAATTTAAAGCGGTAAGGAATTCTGAAAAACCTACTACAGATAATGATTTAAAAACTAGAATATTAACTGCAATTAATGAATTTTTTGCATTAGAAAATTGGGAGTTTGGACAATCATTCTATTTTAGTGAATTGTCAACTTATGTAATGAATCAACTAACTCCTGACATAACTAACTTTGTTGTTACACCTAAGAGTGTTGGCAACTTTGGAAGTTTATATGAAGTGGCGTGTCAATCAAATGAAATTTTTATAAATGGTGCAAGCATTTCAGACATAGAAATAATTGATGCTATAACTGCATCACAGTTAAAATCAACGTCAGACATTGTTACAACTAGTGGAACCTAACATGGCGGCAATTAAAAAATCAGTCAATCTATTACCAGAATATCTACGGACTGATAAAAACTCTAAATTTTTATCTAGCACAATTGATCAATTTATTCAAACGCCCGAAGTAGAAAGACTTGATGGATTTGTAGGATCTAAAATAACTCCTAATTATAATCCCAGTACAGATTTTTATCTTAATGAAACTTCATCGTTAAGAAATAATTATAGTTTAGAACCTGCGTTAATTTTTAAAGATGGAAATAACAACATAACTGATGTTGTTTCTTATGATGATTTAATTAATGAAATTGCCAGTCAAGGTGGTAAAAATTCTAATCTTGATGCTACTTTTAATTCAAAATTTTATTCTTATGATCCGTTGATTAATTGGGATAAACTAATAAACTTTACAGACTACTATTGGTTGCCAACTGGTCCAGATTTAATTGTGTTAACGACCGCAACAATAAATGCTATTAATGGCTATCCTACATATACAATGGAAAATGGATACCAATTAAGCAACGGCATGCAAATTGAAGTTGCCGGAGTAACATATATAGTTGAAGGAGTAGGAGAATCTATTAAATTGATTAATATTAATTTACTAAATTCGTATGATAGAATTTCTACAGTTTATAATGAAACATTTGACGCTGTTAAATTTGATGAATTTTCTTTTGACGGTGACAATAGATTACCGTTAATTCCTGATTACATTACTGTTAATAGAGCAAGTTCTGATTTAAATCCGTGGTCACGTTATAATAGATGGTTCCATAAAGAGATTATTAGAATTTCATCTGAGATTAATAAAATTTCAGTTATATATCCACTAGCTGCTAGAGCATCTCGCCCTATTATTGAATTTAGACCAAATTTAAAATTATATAATTTTGGAATAACTGGAATTAAAAATGTTGATTTAATTGACAATAGTACTGCCAATGCATTTACCGAAGTTGAAGGCAGCTATGGTTATCATATTGATGGAATTTTATTGCAACAAGGTCATAGAGTTATTTTTAATGCAGATACTGACTTAGATGTTAGAGGTAAAATATTTCAGGTTAATTTTAATATAACTGGCTCAACTCCGGTATTGCACCTTATACCGGCTTCTGATGTAAATCCAGTAGATATGAATTCAGTAAGTATAAATCTAGGAATAGAATATTATGGAACAAGTTGGTTCTTTTCTACATCTACAAGAAAATGGATTTATGCTCAACAACACAATAAATTAAATCAACCTCCGTTGTTTGATTTGTTTACTAATGACGGAATTAGTTACACTAATAACCAAGAGGCAAATAACTTTATTGGTAATCAAATTTTTGGGTATGATATAGGCAGTGGCACAAATGACAAAATTTTAGGATTTCCGTTAAAGTATCAAAATACTATTGGGTCCGGTAGCTATTTGTTTAAGAATTATTTTATGACAGACGTTATTACATTGATCAATAACAATGTAAGTAGAACTATCTCGTCATCAATAACTTATTTAAAATTAAATAATACATTAGTTAATGTTTGGGCCGAATCTGTAAATTATAGAATTCCAATATTAGAAAATCAAGTAGTTCTCTCAAATACAAATACAATAACAGTGACATGTTTAAATTCTCCTATAGATACTAATTTAACAGCAACTGTTTATGTAAACAATATAAAAGTTTCTGCAACTGCAACTATTACCTCTGGAAAGATTAATTTAACAACTGCTCCTGTGTTGGCAGAAAACGATGTCGTCTTATTAAAAATAGAAACTAATCAAGTTCCTAACAATAATGGATATTATGAAACACCAATAGGATTGACAAACAATCCATTAAATGGTTCTTCTGAAAGTCTCACACTTAGTGAATTAGGAGATCATTTATCTACTATGATTGAGAAAACTCCTACATACACAGGAAATAATTTAAGAGATCTTACAGGGTATTCTAAGTATGGATCTAAATTAGTAATCAACGCCAATCCTATCTCTTTTGCACAGATTTTCTTTGGAAAAAAAGAACATAATGTAGTTGATGCGTTAAGAAACGCTGGCAATGATTACGGACAATTTAAGATGAATTTCTTAAGACTTGCAGGAAAAGTTGATAGTTCAATGACTCCTTCTGCTGCGGTGGATTTAATCTTAACAGAATTAAATATTTCTAAAGATATTAAATCTATGTATCAAAGATCTGATATGATAGGATATGGGCAGAACAAGACAGTTCGAACATTTAAAGTAACGGATGTTTTTAATATCGAGTATCCAATTGGTTTTGACTTTGATTTAACTCGATTAAGTTTCCAGTCAGTTATTATATATCTAAATGGTATACAATTAATTCATAATTCTGATTATACATTTAACTACATTGATGGGTCTATAACACTATTAACATTATTAGAAATTAATGACGTAATAGAAATAAATTGTTATACAAATACTTTGGGATGTTATATCCCTCCAACTCCTAGTAAATTAGGATTATGGCCATCTTCTAAACCAGAAATATTTTCTGATACTAGCGCGGTTTCTGGTCCAGTAAACTTAATTTTAGGACACGATGGAAGTATAACCACTGCTTATAATGATTATAGAGATAATATTATAATTGAATTTGAAACTCGAATTTTTAATAATATAAAAGTTTTATATAAAAAAAATCTGTTTGATGTTATAGGATTTGCGCCAGGTGCATTTAGAAAAAAACAATATACAATTCCTGATTTAACAAGTATACTCATAAGTGATTTCTCCCGCTGGACAGCCCAATACGGAATTGATACAACTACTAATAGTACATTTAATGATGCAAATCCAAAAACTTGGAATTACACAGGCAGCATTGACACAGTATTTGGTAAACCTATATCAGGATCATGGAAGGCATTATTTTTGCATTTTTATGACACTACTCGACCAGACATTCGCCCTTGGGAAATGTTGGGATATGCTATACTACCTAGCTGGTGGAAAACATACTACGGAGTCGGTCCTTATACTTCTAGCAACACCCTTATGTGGACAGACTTAAGAAATGGGTATTCAAGAGGCGAAAATGTATACTTTGAAGATTATAAAAGGCCCAATTTATTATCTATCATTCCGGTTGATAATACTGGAAATTTAAAAACTCCTAATACATTTTTAATATCTGAGACTTCATATCAAACTAGAAAAGAAAAATGGAAATTTGGTGATTATGGTCCTGCTGAAAATGCATGGAGACAAAGCAGCCAGTCTAGATTTTCGGTCCTTGCAGCAGCAGCATTGCTTAATCCTTCCACATTTTGTTCTAATCTATATGATGTTAGTAGATCAATTATTAATGTTATAGGGCAGGTTACTTACAAGGAAGATGACCTATATCTAGATCCTAGAAAATTAGTAATTGAAGGGGAGGACAACAATCAAATATCGGGATTTGGTTCGTATATAATAGAAAAAGGCAGACAACGAGATCAAAATTATATTACAAAATTAAGACAAGATTTTAAATATTTAAATTTTAATCTTTTTCATAAAGTTGGTGGGTTTGTTAGTAAAGAAAAACTACAAATTATTATTGATTCAGTAGATCCAACGTCAACTAGCCCCGGAGTCATTTTACCATCTGAAGATTATTCGCTAATATTAAATGTAAGTAACCCTGTTAAGACTGCTAGAATTTCTGGAATTATTATACAACGATCTAACGGAAACTTTGTTATCAAAGGATACGATATAGATAACCCCTATTTTGAAATATTACAGCCTATAGTTTCTATGTCGGCAGGAGTAGTTAAAGTCGGCGGAGTATCAGAATCATTTACTGAATGGTCAAATATTGTTAACAACACCGGGAACAAAGGATTAAGTTCTAATGATACTACTTCAGCAGAATCCGTAACAAATCGATATTATAAACAAGGTCAGTTGCTACGATATAATAATAAATTTTATAGAGTTAAAATAGGCCATAATGCAACCTCTACGTTTGACAGCACACTATTTCAAATTCTTTCAGAATTACCTGTCAAGGGCGGAGCTACGGTGCAATCTCCATCCAATTTTTCAAATAAAGTAATACAAGTTCCATATGGATCAGAACTTACTACAATTCAAGAAGTTTATGATATCATTCTAGGATATGGAGCATATTTAGAAACTCAGGGATTTATATTTGACGAGTTTAATACTGATTTAAATGAAATGTTAGATTGGAAATTTACAGGTAAAGAATTTTTATATTGGACTACACAGAATTGGGCAGATGGCAATCTAATTACACTAAGTCCTTTTGCAAATTATATCAAATATAATTTTCCTAATTCAATAGTAGATAATATTTCTACAGGAAAATATCAATATAGCTTATTAAAAGCAGATGGTAAACCTTATCCTATTGATAAATTTACCATGGTTAGAGAAGATGCAATTTGTACTATTAAAACTAGAGATGACAACGAGGGATTGTTTTTTGCTATATTAAATTCTATACAAAAAGAACATGGTATGGTATTCAATAATCGTACAGTATTTAATGATACTATATATGATATCGAAACTGGATACAAACAAAGAAGAATTAAATTTTCTGGATTTAGAACCAAAAATTGGAACGGGGATTTATTCAGCCCGGGCTTTGTATACGATAATGTAGAAATTATTGATTGGACCCCGTATACAAAATACCTACCAGGAATAGTAGTTAGATACAACGGTAGATATTACCAGTCATTAGCAAAAATTAGTTCTTCTGCGGTATTTGATTTTACAAAATGGGATCAGCTAATAGGCAAACCGATTCCTCAATTATTACCTAATTTTGATTACAAGATTAATCAATTTGAAGACTTCTATAGTCTTGATATTGATAATTTTGATGCTAATCAACAACAATTAGCACAGCATTTAACAGGATATACTCCAAGAATATATTTAAATAATATTTTTACTAACCCTATTAGTCAATATAAATTTTATCAAGGTATGATCAAAGATAAAGGTACTAAGAATGCCTTTAACAAATTATCTAAAGCTAGTGAATATACAAACAATAGTGGGATATCATTTAAAGAAGAATGGGCATTTAGAATAGGACACTATGGTAGTTTTGAAACATTAAATGAAATTGAATTCCAGTTAACGGAAGGTACGTATTTAGAAAATCCATATATAGTTAAATTTGTAGACAAAATTCCTGCTGATCGTATACCGTTAATTAATTATATAACTTCTTCGACATTACTACTAACACCTGTTGATTTTTCTCCTACTACTGCTATTGGATCTTATGCCGGTACATGGGAAGATAATAATTTAAAATTAACTACTGCTGGTTATGTAAGACCAGATGATGTAACATCTACTGCTTATAATAAAAATAGTTTATTAGATATTGCTAATAATTCTATAATTAAACACGGTGATACTATATGGTTAGGGTTTCAAGAAAACGGCGATTGGACAGTATATAGATATACTAAACAACTAGCAGAAATAACCGGGGTGTTTGTTAGTGCTCCTGGCAGTGAAATAACATTTGTAACTGATAGTCATCATAATCTTCAACTAGGTGATATTATTTCTATTGTAAGATTTAACGAGCAAGTGAATGGTGTTTACATTGTTAATTCCATTGTTACAATAAATCAATTTACAGTTGCTAGTGATTTGGCTAGTATAGAAAATGCTGAATTACTAAACTATGGCACATTATATAAATTTGAAGAAGCTAGGTATAACAATTTAGATGACCTTGCAGCAGTTACTGATTTATTAAAATTAAATGCAGGTGATAAAGTTTGGATAGATCAAGGTACTAAAAATAAATGGCAAGTTTATGAAAAAATTAAAAACTATTCAGTAAAAGTTTCCGACACAGTTAATATTCCAGCAGGACAACAATTTGGAACATCAATCTTTGCATCAGACGACAGCCCTGTAATGTTAGTATCTGCTCCAGGTTGGCGAATTGATAATACATTTGGGCAAGGTAGAGTAAAAGTTTTTAATAAAGTGAATGGTGCTTGGACACGTAAGTATGATTATATTTTAAATAGTAGTCAAAAGACTTATTGTAGTGCTACCAGTTCTACACAATTTGGTTATGCGTTACAATATGATATTGCAAAGAAATTATATGTTACAGGTGCTCCGGACGCAACTTATGTTAGAGCAACAGGAACAAATATACTAACTGTTAGCACTGGCACCGGATACGCCCGACCCTATATTTTCGAAGGGTTAGTTAAAATTGATAGTCGACAAGAAGATTTCCTTCAAATAATTAACCCTGTTGTTGAAATTGTATTAGCAAATCCTTATCCTGAAAATTATTCTAGATTTGGTTATTCAATCTATATTAATCAAGGTGCAGCTACCACATCAACATTAATGTTAATAGGTGCTCCTGGTGCAGCAAGCACTGGCTCAGTTTATGCTTATAAAATTAATCAAATTGTAACTACAACATCTACTACCTATACAATCACTACTAGTACACTATTTAAAATACAATCAACATCATCTGTAACTTTATATGCCGGCGCTCAATGGGGACATAAAATTGTTGGTTCACCTGATGGTTCTAG